AACCCCAAAACCTCTTGCCGCATCCGATTCGCAATCACCTCGCAATACTTCTCAGATTGCTCAATACCAATAGCCTTCCTATTCATATCCTTTGCCGCTCTTAGCGTGGAGCCACTACCAGCAAATGGATCTAGTATCATACCAACTTGCTTCTTTAGCTTCGTATCAGCCTGACTAATGCACCATTTCATCACATCCAATGGCTTCTGTGTAGGATGCCACCTCTGTTCTGGTCTTTGCTTAATCATGCCATTCCATACATAACTTAACCGCCTCACAGCACCAGGCAAGTTAGTCCACGCCAATTCACAATCAGCAAAGTCTCCTGTAATATGCTTGTCCCACACTAACCAACACGAACTAGCTGGCATCGCATAGTAATTCCCACCAAAGATAATAGCTGGTCCTTCAATAAGCTTATCAATTAAACCTTGCTCAATCGCTACGTCATCCCAAGACGCATCACCATAATCTTTAGCTACTGCTAACTTATTACGCTTCTTATTCTTACCCGCCGCTTCACCAATCCCATACGGAGGATCAGTCAACACTAAGTCCACCTGCTCAATCGTCGGCAACACCTCACGGCAATCACCATGATAAAGAGTAACGTGGCTATCTTGGTAGTACGGTTTCATAACAATGGTTGAGTAACGTATGGCGATTTTTACGTGGGAAGTGAGATATAGCCATCTCTATAAGCCACGTCACTTTCAAATCTGTTTTGAATCGGGGAATCCTGGCTGGGGAAATCGGGGCTAACATGCTGAATTGAAACCGATTCTTAGTTTATTAGTTTTCTACTTCTCGTTAAGTAAGGATTGTTTAATGATATCATATAGTTATATATGAGTATGTAACGATATCAATCACTTAGCTATCTCTTCTAGTAGTGCGCACCACTCTTCGTCCGATAACCCGCTAGCTTTATGTAGTGCGGTTAGTTCTGGGATGGTGTAAACGCGCTTGCATCGTTCACGGTTAACTATAGCCCAGCGTGATACGCCCAGTAGACGCGCCATAGCTTCTTGAGTCAGTCCGAGTTTAGACCTGACCAGTGTATATAGGAGGCCCGACGATCGTTTACTAGCGCGTATCCTGCGAGCTGTCAGACCGTCTTTCACCTCACCTCTAGTCAAAATCAGGTTGTGCACAGTTACAGGGTAATGCAACTGGGTTGTAATAGCTAGCTGATAACTATTCGCCACTGAGTTGCACTAAGCTAGTTACTACTTGTTACTATGACGAAATGAGCCTTCATTTTATTCGAAAGATTCTTTACTTTTTTGCAACTTTCTTCGGTTAGCTAATCCTATCAGCTAGTTATCACCTAACTTAAAATTATTTACATCTTTTTGCATCTTGTCTGTTTACAGACACATCATAATGTGCGATAACAGAAACATGGGAAGCGATGGTGCTACCCAAGTGACTAGCGAGGAAATATGAACAAGGCAAACTACACAGACGCAAATCTCCAAACCCGAGTAGTTGTATTTTTACTCAGCCGCACATCGTACAGATTCCCAAAATACGGATTTTTCGGCAGAGGCAGCAACGCGCGCGAGATACTCAGAGCAATCGGAATCAGCGCAATCGACGTGAATGCGCGATGCGGAATATAAGCCGAAACGTCCTCCGGGACGTCTAGCAGTGACGCTGCTACTGACGAGGCTAACGACTCAGATACGACTAGCAACAAACCGGAGGCAATTATGACAACTCAACTCGACAAAAACACAATCCTAGACGCACTAGAAAAGCATATTGCACAACGTAGCGGCATCGACGCACGAAACTATTTTAGTGATTGGCGTGATACTGAAGGCCGAAAGGCTTTTGCATCAGAGTATCGTGAAATTCTTCGGGAAGGTCGTGATGCTCGTACTTTGCTCGGTGCGGTTCGTCGAAGTGTAACCATTAGCGCGGAGGACATTATCGTAGCAACCCAACGAGCTTTTAGCGGTCGTCTTACCTACAACGTAGAAAATCAACGATTCGACTATTGCACCGGCCAATACTTCCCGACTGAGTACCGAGCTGCCGCTTGCGCTGTGTTGGCTTCAGTGTTGTGGCATTGGTCCGAACGACCAACTGCCGCCTCTAAGCGCCAATATTTCAAGCGTGAGTTTGGTCGCGGTATTCAACAGCGTTGGTTCAACTAAGAGGCACCATGCAAGCAATCGGCTACACATTCGCAACAATATTTTGCGGATTCGCTTGGTATGGCGTTATCTGCGTGATCCTTGGATGGTCTAACTAGTAACTACCCTTTGAGTCGTCATGCGTGACGGCTCGCTAGGTTAGTGACTCTAACCCGCCGAGGCAGTGAGATCGGCGAATAAACAGGGGATAAAATGAAAAGACTAATACTTGTAACAATAGTAACGGCTTGCAGTGGTTGCGGCGTAATTCTACCGGACGTAATGGTAGTTGGTACCGAGCAGGGCATCCGAGCATACAACGACGGGCAATCAGCGTTAATCGCGCAAGCTAAGACACAACACAAAACAGGCGACACGGCTTATTGGTCAACACGTCGGGCACAAGCTTCATACAGCGTGTGGGAACGGTTATCCCGGGGCCTCATAGCTACTAGTGAGCCGAAAGAGGTGTCACATGCTGAATAAAGCACTGCAATGGTACCTCATAACCTCAACGATCGTAGGTGTGCCAGTACTCGCCTTGATCATCATATTCGGAGCCCAACGGGCCCTTTATACAGTTACTTGCGAAGTTAGCCGTTATCGATGCGATAGGAGTTACATTCAGGGCATCGATTACATAGCCGAGCAAGTAACAGAGGAAACCGACGTAGTAATAACACCTAAAAAACGGAGATAAGACCATGAATAAATACACACTAAAGGCTTATGACTTTTTTGTCAGAGATGAGGAAGCAGCCGACGCAATTAAGGAGCTCGTCGACTCAGGCAAGCCGAGTAGCGTCATTGCTGAGCATCTTGAGGACTACGTATCTCAACTCGACCTATTCTTGCTAATGGCGATCTACCACGAACTTAAATGCACCGTGGTTGATGCAACTGACTGGCAAGATGTGGCGCATCTTCTCTTGTGTGACAGGTACGGCGTACCCGTTGGAGATGAGGAATCAATCCCAGAATGGGATCCCGACTTCGATAAGGTGAACTAGTATGAAATGGGTAATTTGTCCGAATTGCGATTTAGTTCAGCCTGTTAGTCAACCATTCGTTGATCTAGACGGCTCAACTATCTCGCGATGTAGAGATTGCACGATTGGCGCTATAGAATACGGTGATTGCGATGAGCCTTACGGCATCGACGTCGCAGGCTATGAGGTAACGCCAACGGAACAAGAAAAGGAAGTATTTTTTAAGGAGAAAAACCATGACTAATGAAGTGACAATTAAGACAAACAACGTGGATATGCTGGCTACTTTACGCGATACGGTAGCACCAGGACTTAGCAACTCTGAGTTCTTACTGTTTAGCGAAATGGTAAAAGCTACGGGATTGAATCCTGTGACCAAAGAAATCTGGGCTATTAAAGCCGGTGGTCGCCTCCAGGTTATGACTGGGATCAACGGCTTTCTAAAGATTGCGAATAGCCATCCACAATTTGACGGCATGGAAGTGAACCACGAATGGGATGGAAAGAATCTCGTATCGTGCACGGTTAAGGTTCACAGAAAGGATCGCAAGTTCCCGGCTATTGCTACGGCCTACATGGCTGAATATGCGAAACCATCACCGATCTGGAAGCAGATGCCGTCAGTGATGCTGGCAAAATGCGCCAAGTCTCTGGCCATTCGTGAAGCTTTTATTCAGGAGCTTGGAGGTCTGTATACGGCTGAGGAGATGCCGACAAACTATGCGGCTGAACAGACTCATGAGGTTGTGAACGCTGAAACTGGGGAGATTCTCGTCGACGGCAGTCGGCAGGTTATTGAGGTTACCAAGCCTAACAAGCGTTCTCGTATAGAGAAAACTCGCTATGACATAAGGAACTTACCAGAAGATCAGCAGGATAAAGCGGCAGAATATCTGAAAGGTAACGTATGCGAATACGATGAAGCTACGGGGTATTGGACCTGTCCTATCCGCCTCGCAAAGCTCACATCAT